TGAAGGTGCATTCAACGAGATGGCATTCTCGATCGAGAAAGTCACCGTAACCGCTAAGTCCAGAGCTCTGAAAGCAGAGTACTCCTTGGAACTGGCACAAGACCTCAAGGCAATCCACGGATTGAACGCTGAGGCTGAACTCGCAAATATTCTCTCCACAGAGATTCTTGCTGAGATCAACCGTGAAGTCATCCGTACAATCTACAACGTTGCAGAACCTGGCGCACAGGCTAACGTTGCTACTGGCGGAACCTTCGACCTCGACGTTGACTCCAACGGTCGCTGGTCTGTTGAGAAGTTCAAAGGTCTGATCTTCCAGATCGAAAGAGATGCTAACGCGATTGCACAGCGCACTCGTAGAGGCAAGGGAAACATGATTCTGTGTTCCGCAGACGTTGCTTCCGCTCTGACCATGGCAGGCGTACTCGATTACACCCCTGCTCTGAACTCCAACCTCAACGTTGATGACACTGGCAACACCTTTGCTGGAGTCCTCGCAGGTAAGTATCGCGTATACATCGATCCTTATTCGGCAAACGTTGCAGCATCCCAGTACTACGTTGCTGGTTATAAGGGTTCTTCACCTTATGATGCAGGACTGTTCTACTGCCCATACGTTCCTCTCCAGATGGTTCGTGCCGTTGGTCAGGACACCTTCCAGCCCAAGATTGGCTTCAAGACCCGTTATGGTATTGTTGCTAACCCCTTCGCAGAAGGAACCGACGTTGGTGCAGGCGCACTTTCCCGTAACAAGAACCGTTACTACAGACGTGTCAAGGTCAACAACCTTATGTGATCCATCGGATCCACATTTTCTCAAGGGGGTCTTCGGACCCTCTTTTTTTGTCTAAATACCTAAAAACCTCTGATGAAAACTTTTCAACAATTTAGTGAGAGGGCACTCACTAAATCAGAAGAAGAAAAGAAAGAAGAAATTGTCAAGTCCATGAAGGACAAGAAATCTGAATTCAAGAAACGCTATGGTGATGATTGGAAAAGTGTAATGTATGCCACTGCAACAAAGAACGCTAAGAGGGTAGCATAATGACTTATAGTTCATCATCACAATCTACCTGCACTTGGGCAAGTCAAATCAATAACAGAAATTTCTTATCTGGTATTGGATTCAAGTTTAATATTGGTAGATTTCCTAAGGTTGATTTTTTCTGCAATACTGCTAGAATACCAGAAATAAGTTTAGCAACTGCAACACAATCATCATATCTCAAAGACATTGATATTCCAGAGACCAAATTATCTTTTGGTGATCTGACGATTCAATTCTTAGTTGATGAGAATCTAGAGAACTATAGAATCGTCCATGATTGGATGTATGGTCTTGGTTTTCCAGAAACTGCTCAGCAATTCAAAGATATAACAACCGATGAAGATGGTTATTCAAGAAATATGCCACTTCAATTTGCAGATGGTACTCTTCGCATTCTCAACAGTAACTTCAATGAGGTTGCTAAAGTAAAATTCCTTGATATGTTCCCTGTGTCACTTAGTTCTCTAGACTTTGACGCTACTTCAACTGATGTGAACTACTTTACAGCACAGGCAACATTCAAGTATACTGTATATCAATTGACCTCATCTATTAAATAATGGACCTTGAAAAAATTCAGGAGATGTGGCAGAAGGATTCTGCTATAGATCCCGATAATCTACATGAGGAATCTTTAAAAATTCCACAACTTCATTCAAAGTATTATACATTATATAATACTATAACATTAATGAGAGAGAAAGCAAGAGGACAATATAACAAAATAAAACTTGAACGTCATAACTTTTACACAGGTAAAGCAGACCCTGCTGTGTATGAAGAAGAACCTTTTCCATATAAAGTCCGTGAGAAAGATGCTATTCAACGATATCTAGATGCAGATGATCGGTTAAATAAGATTGATATGAAGATTCGCTACTACGATACTTGTTTAAAGTTTTTAGAAGAAATTATCAAGACAGTATCAAATAGAACCTTCCAAATTAAAAATGCTATTGACTGGCAAAAGTTCCAAGCAGGATTCTAATGGAAGATCAAGAATTTGATTACCAAGTAAATTTAACTATATCAGACGTGCGTCTTTTACATCATTCTGTTTTGGAAACTATTAAATATTGGCCAGGAGCACCTGCTAGACCATATGAAGAACAGGAGCATCTTTGGTATATGCGCGATAGTCTTCAAAGAATGATATTAGATTATACATTCAATCAGCAATAATAAACATAAATATTAGGTAGGGTAATAATAAAAAATGAAATCTTTTCATCAATTCTATGAGCAAGCGGTAGCATCTGCACCAGCACCTGCTCCTGTTGCTGCACCTAAGGTTGCCAAGGCACAATCCAAAGCTCCTAAGGTAACTGATCCCAGTAGTGGTGTAGATATTGATGATGATGGTAGATGGAAAGGAGATATTGTTGATCAAGGTAAAGTAATTAAACCTGAGCAGAAGATAAAGGTTAAGGATGGTAAAAAGGGACCAGACCCAGACCTTCCTTCAGGTGAAGCAAATCCAAATAAAAAGAAAAAAGATTATGGAGATGTTGCTGGTGCTATACCAATCCCACCAGATTTTGTAAAAGATTCCATGAAAAGAAGAGATAGTGGTAAGGATTATTCTATTGAAGATAAAAAGAATATTATTAGATGGAGTCAAGGATTAATTAAACCTGTTTGATACCAACTAAATATTCATAGGTGAATCCTATGGATTATGTCTCACTTGATTATATCGAAGAAGAACGAAGTTTTTCTTCAAGTTAAAGCGGATCCTCACGTATATTATGAACTGGCAGACCAGTTTACGTTTGAGGTTCCAGGTGCTAAATTTATGCCTCAATACCGTAACAAGTATTGGGATGGAAAAATACGTCTGTTTAACACCCAGAATGGAGAGATATACGTTGGGTTGTTAGATAAAGTTATACAATTCTGTAAAGACCACGAATACTCCTATGAGTTCGTAGAGAATAAGTTCTATGGTCTTCCCTTTGAGGTCAATAATATGATCTCAAAAGAAGGTGTGAAAGATTATATGACATCTGTAAGCAAGTATGCACCTAGAGATTATCAGGTAGAAGGCGTATACGACGCTCTAAAGCATAATAGAAGGTTGTTGATATCCCCAACTGCTTCTGGAAAGTCTCTGATGATATATTCGATTGTGAGATATCACGTTGAACGAGGACAAAATACTCTGATAGTTGTTCCGACGACTTCGCTAGTAGAGCAGATGTATAAAGATTTTGCAGACTATGGCTGGGACGTAGGTTCATATTGCCACAAGATATACGCTGGTAGAGAAAGGGAAACTAATTCCCAAGTTATCATCACTACCTGGCAGTCCATCTACAAACTCCCCCGAAAATATTTTGAACGATTTAACGTAGTTGTTGGGGATGAGGCACACCAGTTCAAAAGTAAGTCATTAATATCTATAATGACAAAACTTGGAGATGCAAAATTCCGTTACGGATTTACTGGAACTCTTGATGGCACCCAAACTCACAAGTGGGTATTAGAAGGACTATTTGGTCCATCTTATAAGATCATCAGAACAGAAGAACTGATGAAGAAGGGTCACGTTGCCAGACTGGATATCAATGTACTTCTATTGAAGCATCCTGCACATAAATTTGAAAACTTTGAAGAAGAAGTTCAGTATATCATTAATCATGAAAGACGTAACAAGTTCATCCGCAATCTAGCACTTGATCTGAAAGGTAATACTCTTATTTTATTTGCTAGAGTAGAAGGTCATGGGCAACCACTTTTCGATTTAATAAATACTGGTAGTGTGGAAGAAAGACACGTCTTTTTTGTCCACGGAGGTGTGGCAACGGAAGACAGAGAACAAGTAAGAGAAATTACCGAGCAGGAAAACAACGCGATTATCGTCGCTTCATATGGAACGTTTAGTACTGGTATCAACATCAAGAACCTCCATAATGTTATTTTTGCTTCTCCATCCAAATCTAGAATTCGGAATCTCCAGTCTATTGGAAGGGTGCTCAGGAAAGGAAATAACAAAACCAAGGCAACTCTCTATGAC